TGCCCACTTACCTTTATTTTCAACTCTATAAATTTTTGTTGAAACTTTATAATCTGGAAACTTCATATCATCTGGTGATAATGATTTATCATAGAATATGACTCTATTATTAGGTTGTGCCGCAAAGTGTCCGTTATCTAATTGTATTATGTTAAAAGATTTATGTTGTTCAGGATATTCAGAATAACCACAATCGATTATATTAGGTTCTTCATGTGCACTATCTATCGTAAACAAATAATCACCATGATACCAGTTTTTAGATGGTGCTAAGTATTTACATTTACCTGAACCGTTATTATCTTTTCTAATAATAGAAATATGATAATCAAACCCGTCCCAAAGTTCTAGTTCATCTAAACTCATATTTCCTTCGTATTCTTCTTTCCACACAAAAGCTGATATTGGTAACTTATCGAACAAAGCACCTGTTTCATAAATGTATGTTTCAAAATACAGTGCTCTATTTCTAATACTCTTAACTGTTACCCAATGACCTTCACAGAGCTCTCCATGACCTTTTTGATGGTCATAGAGATACTCTTTCTTAATATAGACTCTAATGGGAGGAACATTAGCAACTAAAAAACTCATATCTTACACGCCTCGCAATCTTCTTCGTCTGTTAATATTTCGGGTTGAACCAAAGGTTCAAGTTTTTGTTCTTCATCACCATCTGTTTTACTATCATAAGTGTTATGATAATAAGATGTTTTCCAACCGTACTTATATGTGTTTAACAAATCTCTTGCCATCTCAGATATAGGTACTTCATTGTTTTCATAATGTTCAGGATTATATGACCAGTTACCTGATATAGCCTGGTCAAAATATTTTTGCATAATTGAAACAATATTTATATAACCCTCTTTTGTTTGTTTATCCCATAACAAAGTATAATTATTTTTCAAGTAAGGGAAACCTGGAACTATTTGTTTCAAAGGACCCTTTTTAGATTTCTTAACTGATAAGTAATCTCTTGGTGGTTCAATACCATTTGTTGCATTAGATACTATCGAACTACTTTCTGACGGCATCTGTGCAGACAAAGTGCTGTGTCTTAAACCAAATGTTTTGATATCTTTTCTTAACTTTTCCCAATCATAAGATAGTTTTCGTTTTACGATATCATCTACATCTTTTTTATATGTATCAATCGGAAGAATTCCATCAGCATATTTTGTTCTATGAAATAACACACATTTACCTTTTTCTTTAGCTAATTCATTACTAGCTCTAAGTAAATAATATTGAAAAGCTTCTGTGGTTTCATCTATGATTTTATAGGCATCTTTATCATCATACTTTACTTTACATTTAGCTAAGTAATGTGCTAGACCAATATAACCAATACCTAAACTTCTTCTAGTCTTTGTAGATTGTTCTGCAGCTAATACAGGATATTTTTGATAGTCTATTATTTCATCTAGTGCTCTAACAGTTAAATCACATAAACTCTCTAAATCATCTATGTATTTAATATTACCTAAGTTTATTGCAGAAAGTATGCATAGAGCAATCTCACCACCACCATCTATGTGTTGTAATGGAACCGTTGGTAAAGTAATCTCTTGACAAAGATTTGACATATAAATCGGGTCTTTGAAAGAACTATGAGTATTACAATGGTCTATATTCATTATATAAATTCTACCTGTTTCAGCTCTTTCTTTTAAGATTGCTGTAAATAAATCTTGTGCTTTTATTTTTTTCTTTTTAATTGTTTTATCTTTTTCATACTTTTCATATAGAGCGTCGAAATCAGGTCCACCAAAAGCTCCATAAAGGTCCACAGCGTCATGAGGACTGAAAAGGGTAATATCATCATTATTAATAAACCGCTTATAAAATAGTTCAGATATTTGTATCGAGTAATCGAGTTTCCTAACACGGTTGTCCTCCGTTCCTTTATTATTTTTTAAAACTATAATATCTTCTATCTCTTGGTGCCATATCGGAAAGTGAACTGTTGCACTACCACCACGAACACCGTTTTGAGTACAACACTTAACTGTTGCCTCAAACTTTTTTAGAAAAGGTATAACACCTGTATGCTGAACTTCACCACCTCTTATTCTAGAATTGATACCTCTTATTCGTCCCGCGTTGATTCCAATTCCAGCCCTCTGAGCGACATAGCGACCAATGGCCATATCACTAGAGAAAATACTAGGTAGAGTATCATCAGAATCAACCAACACACAGCTAGCAAACTGACGAAGAGGAGTCCGAACACCTGCCATAACGGGCGTCGGTATGTTGATAAGATGTTTTGAAATCGCATTGTAATATTTTTTAACATAAGTCAGCCTCGTTTCTTTCGGATAGTTTCTAAACAATGTTGCAGCAATCATCATATACATAAATTGTGGAGTTTCAAAAATATCACCTGTTGACCTATCTTGAACAAGGTATTTGTCTATGACTTGTCTTAACCCTGCATATGTGAATAGATAATCTCTTTCATGGTCTATCATTAAATTTAGTTTATCAATCTCTGCAGGTGTATAATCATCTAAAAATTGTTTGTCATAAACACCTTTATCTACACATTTTTTCACATGAAACATAAAAGTAGGATGGTCCCAAAGTTTATGAAATAATTGTTTTCTTAATGCGAATAATAATAATCTTGATGCAACAAATTGATAGTTAGGGTTGTCTAGTGTAATTAGATTATTTGCTGAATTGATTAATATTTGTTGTATCTCATCAGTAGTTATCCCATCATAAAATTGTATTCCACTTTGTATCTCAACTTGTGATTCAGAAACACCTGACAAGCCTTCACATGCGTGGCCAACCATTTCGTGTACTTTATCTATATTAAGAGGTTCAATACCTCTGCCGTTTCTCTTTTTTACATTTATATTTTCAGACAATATAATCCTCCTAACAAAGTTTCCAATCGTTGACTTTTTGTAATGCTGATAGTTTAGTATATGTGTTATTATCTATAATAGTTTTAATTTCCACGGTAGTCAATTTGCTAGAGATTACCATATCGTTTATATCTTTTTCAGAAATATTTTTTGGCCATACACAAATATTAAATCCAGCATCAATAACTTTATACATCTTATCAACAATTTGTTTATTTCTTGGTTCATTATCGAATACTATGGTTGTATTCTGTTTAGACATACTCATCATGTCCGAACCTGCTACTGCTAAACTGTTTGGGAGGAACAAACTATCTAACGGACCTTCAACAATATAAATATGTTCGTTTAAATTTACTCTATCTAAACCAAATACACTTTTCTTTCTAGTGTCAATTTTTATCGTGAAGTATCTAGGATTTTCTTTACCGAAAGAACGACCTTGATAAGCAAACATTTTACCATGAACATCTAAAAAAGGTATAATCAATCTAGGATGGTCGTTTACAATATTAGGAAACTTATTAGGTACAATAGAGTTAGTCCACTTCATAAACTTATCACACAAATATAAGTTCTCAAAATGTTCTCTCGGTATTTTTCTATCTAATAAAAATTTATAGGATGGGTGATTTTCTAGTTCAGAAAACTTTTTTAATTCTTTTAATTTTTTATCATCAAACTTTACAGGTTTAAATTTAAAATCAGGCTTTGGTGTATTGGTATCATTAGTCTTATATCTAGCCATCACATATTCTTTATAAAGTGATGGGTCTAAACTTTTTATTAAGTTACCTAATGACTGACCAATACCACAGTTATGACACTTATAGAATAAATCATTTTTTACTCTATACACATAACCCCTAGCCTTCGACTTATTCGTTTTAGAGTCACCACAATGTGGACATCTAAAATTAAACAAATCTTCCGACTTCTTCTTAAATCGTTCTAACTTTGGAGATAATAATAAAATATACTGACGGTCAATGGTGGACATAATATGGTATATTATATCACACAATCAGTAAAAAATCAAGTAAGATTAATCTTGTTTAAAAATTGGTCGATATCGTAGTCTGTATTCGATTTTTGACGGAACATCGTGTTTTTCCCTAGCCCACTCCCAATCATGTTTTGGGTATTCGGACCTGATAAAACGCTCCATAGGAGGATATTCAGTATCACCAAGATGAAACATATCGCCAATATATTCGAGTATTTTTGTAATAGCATTTCTCATTTCAATTTCCTTTCGGAAATATTTAGTCAAAACGCGTATGATTTTATTATATATTAAATGAACAGGTGATATGTGTTTTTGAGATACTTAAAAATTGAACCAATTATCTTCCATCTTACCAATTAGAAAAGCGGCGAGTCCGAACGCACCTAGGATTACCCATCGCCACCTTTCTAACGGCATTACTCTTTTATCAAGAGTATCGTTAATAGTCTGTATTGCCTCTCGTAGTTCTTTACTTTGACTATTAATTCTTGTGTGAAGTTCTTTTATATCATTAGATATTTCTTGTCTTCGAACCTCAATTAAATCTGCAAGTTGCTCATCAGCACC